CAGGTAGTTAGGATCAGCAAAGGGTGACTGACCCAGGAATGGGTTCATGCCAAACTGCAAGTGATCTTGAATATGCGCAATGTGGTCTTGTTGCATATAAGCATACGCAGGCTGACCCAACAACATCGCCGCATTTTCGTCCGCACTTGTCCGTTGTTCTGGCGCTGGAGTATCTTTCATTAACTCATTGATGTCTGGCACCTTCATCTGCTTGAGGAACCTGGACAACACTTTGTTCATGTTGAACTCTTCTGGGTGCTTCTCAGCAAGTGCCAGTACAGCCTGATTTTGAGCCATCCTTTGTGTTTCAGAGAAGATGTGTGGATCAGAAACAGGTACAACGTCCGTGTTACGGCTGAAGTCTTCTTTGTTAATCTCTAGATCCGCAACAATCTCAGACTTGCGCATCTCATCCAAGTGCCATCGATTGAGCCTGCAAAGGATCTTGAGTACACGGCCTTGTGACTCATGTAAGCGTGCATGAATCGCGCTAAACACTGCGGCGCCTTGCTCGATAAGAGCTTGCGTGGTACCTACAGGCGCGTTTTGGTTGATGTCCGCTATCTTCTCTTCACTTGTGCTAACAACGCCCTTAGCGGCCGTATCTAGCCATCCTAGTAGTTCAAATAAAACTTGGCTAGGTGGGTTGAACGGCATAGGCATAGCAATCTGCCTGATGTCTTGGACGCCTGGGGCTCCCTCTATCTCAACAATCTGCGTAACTTCTACTTGTTGCGATTGTCCGCTGATCTTTGCTCCTTTGAGCTTAAGCATCGTTGCAGAGTTATTGATATGCGCTGAATCAAGTAAAGCGCGAAGCGAACCAGTAAGGGCGGCACTAAGACCACCAATAAGATGAGGTAAACCGATTGCATATGCTCCCCTCCAAGGTATAAACTTGAACTCAACGATCCAGTCCAACTTGGTCATGGTTTCGTCTTGCTCTTCCCAGTTACGGTACAGACCAATCACCTGGTGGTTTAACTCGTCCACCATCAAGATGTACGGTGCCATCTTGCCTTTGGTGTACTTGTCCTCTTCCATCTCTAAGTACGTATAGATGTGATAGACCTTTCTGAGTCCGTCCTCATTGTCTTCGTACTTCTTACCTTCAATTTTGTCATTAGCCTTTTGTACGCGGTTAGGCTCAATCTCTTGTGTAGCCCTAGTCACGTCCACATCACGGTACATACCGCTTGCTATCCTGCGATTGAACTCCCAGTGCGTTATCTCGTGTACTTCAGCCGCACGCTGAGCCGTGTAGAAGTTTGATGCCGCAAAGGGCAGGATCACTCGGTCAATCGGTAAGAATTCAACGCAGGGGCGCTTTTTCTCTTCGTCAAACCACAGCTTAAAGTACTGTGAGCCACCCAGCGGTAACTGTGTCAGCAACTGCTCTTGCTCGTCTCTAAACTCTTCAATCTGCTCAGTAATCTGCCAATTCAAATAATCGCGCTTACGCTCAGCACGCTCAGCTTTGATGTCATCCATCTTGCCAAGGATCTTAGTTCTGACTGGACCATCTGGCGGAAACATCTCTTTAATTGCACGGGCGGCAAAGTCTACACAGCCTTCTGCCATAGCAGGGTGAACAACTTTAGATGCACCCATAAACGTTGCACCACCTGGCGCATCATTACCCATACCAGTACGGCGGATACCCTCTTCATACTGCTTATCTCTTTGCTCACGTGCGTCTTTGTCTTTTCTGAGTAGATCAATATACCTTGACGCTAACGTGTTTAATTCATACTCAGCGTAACCATCCGCCATGTTGCCGTAGAAATCAGGATTCTCTTCTGGGCCATCATTAGGCGTGTTTACAACCGCGCTCCCATCTGGCATCTCTTCAATGTCAAGATCCTCTTCCGGCATAGTGACATTAGCACTGCCGTCTTCATTTTCAATGTATTCTGGTTCTTGATCCATCATTTAGCCTTTTTAGGTTTGCGCATCAATTCTAATTGCATCATGTCTTTATTTGTGGAGAGTCTTGCACTTCCGCCTTTTTTCTTACCAGTTAGTTGTTTGCGTCTTGCAAGATAAATCGGCATTACTTTATCAAGCCACTCTTGATCAAATTTTTGTACAGGTTGTGCTAATTCAAACGCACGTCTGTCTCCACCTTCTGGAGCATTAAACTCTCTACGTAATTTATGAAACTCATGAAAAAAGTCTTTTGTTGTTAACAATGGCTTATCTTTTTCTGAGTGCAGAGCACCAACGTATTCACCGCCAATTACGGCTGGATATGAATGATGTGGATTAACTGGATTGTCTACAAGACTATAGTTAGGATTAAATCTACCAATACTAGATCCAACATACTCTTTGCCTGGTTCATCATGTTGCATTAAGTTAGGATGCTGTACGGCCAATCTAGCCATTGCAATTTCTGGAAATCCTGCATTCTGATATTTATCTGTCGCCATACGCTTTACAAAATGCTTGCGTAATTCACCAGATCCTGGTGCTCTGAGCATTTCATGCAAGTCCTCGTGCATCAATCCAGGAAAGTCTTTAAACCTGGCGCTCATTTCTTTGTTAAATTCTTTTTCAGATTTTTTGGTTATCTTTGATTTCTTAACCATCTCTCCCAAGACTTCAGCAGGCATGTGAGAAAAATCTACGCCAGTAGGAGACATACCAGTATGTATGCCATATACGGGTCCTTTGGTCTTTAGCCTTTCAGCTTTCTGGGTTAAATGTTTAATCTTGCCTGGAGCGCTTGCCCATATGGCACGCTTAGACTTATCTTTATGTAAGGCATTGGCACGCATGTAATCATGACCGCCTTCAACCTCCACGGGTTGATCAAACTGATGCCCTTCCGCACCAGTAATAATTCTTCCAGCCATTGAAGAGTCGCCAATAAATGGCATGCCATGGCCTCCAAACAAATCTTCTGGAGTAATTATTTTTTCAGGAGCCATGTTCACATTAAGATTAGGCGCAACATTAAACTGATATTCACCTATTGGCTTGTTTAATTTCTTTCCACCACCTACTCGGTGATACAAACCCAAAGCTATGTTATCCGCCTTGCTAAGCTTGTCTCCCATGTAATGACGCATCAACAATTGATGATAGTGATCTTCTGGCGTCATGTAGCCGCCATTGGCCATATGTTCAACTTCACCGCCTTCAGCCATCTGCTTAGGAGGTGTCATAGCATTCATCGCCTGACCTTGCGGTGTCATCTGCAATATGTTGCTAGGTGGTTGCTGTAATGGGCTAGATGCTCCTGCGCTGAGCGGGGAGGGCTGTCCTTGCGGTTGTTGTTGTGGTTGCTGTGGCATTAACTGTTGGCCAGGCTGTTGCGGGTTCATATCGATCCCACCAGTTGGTAACTGTACGCCACCAGGTCCCATGTTGTTGCGCTCATTAGGATTAATAAACGCCTTAACGCCCATGCTAGGTGCTTCGTCTGCGCCTATGTTAGATATGTCTGTGTACGGTATCTTACCGCCGGTCATTAGCGCCATGCGCATATGGTTAAGGGATGGTTGCACGGCGCCTCCTTCGGCTTTGTGTTGTATTCCATGCATAGCATAGAACTCTTGAATAGTCGGTTGATTTTCTACGCGCTTTTTTTCGTACAAGTCGTTGTACTTTTTATTAAGCTCAGTCCTTATCTTAAGGTCTGCTAACGTCTTCTCGAATTGTGCCCTATGCTGGCTAGGAACACCACCACCTTCAGCATACAAGGGCAGGCCATTAGTCAATACATCTTTGCGCATCTCTTCTGTTATGGGGAAATGATGTGCATGAGCATACTCAGGTTTGCCTGATCGAATCATTCCGAGGCCAGCATTGTCAGGAACCATTTGCTCACGCTCAGTTTTGATTGGATGTGCATGCAACTGCGTTTTCACACCGTACTTCTTGCCGATGCTGTTGAGGATGTTAGGCACCTTTTTGTCGTAAAAGCCCTTCATGCCTTCGCCACCGACTTCAAGGTTTTGACCAGTCAATGAACGTAAAGTACCCTGCGGCTGTTGTGCCATCAATTTTTCTGCCGTTTCTTTGCCAACAAGCGATGGCAACTCTTGTGAAGTGACGCCAGTTTTTTTAATGACTTCATTGCCATTGTGATCGTATGCAACTAAGTTTGTGCCAGATAAATGAAGTTCATTGATGTGTTTGGCCAAGCTGTAACGGTCTGCCTGCTCATGGCCTGGCGTCACAACAATGCCGTGGTAACCCTTCTCAGCGGCATGATGAATCAATCGCTTGAGCGCCATCTCTTCCCAGTTCTTTTTGAATGGGGCATCAGGTACGCCTGAGTTTGGTTTTGCCCAACCGTTTTCTCTTATGTAACGAATAGCATCTTCAGGTTTTTCAACTGCTACCGCAAGTATTCCACGAGGATCACGAATTCCAATCTTTCCATTGAAATCTTCATATTTCCAACCCTCTTTAAGTTCAGGCAAACCACCCGTATTAGGTCGTTTATATCCAACCTCACGCCCTTGCTGATGCCAGTCAGACTGCAACTCCTCTAGGTGTAAAAGCTTCTCACCATTAGGGCCAATACGATCTTTTAATCGCATACTTGCAAGGATGCCAGGTTCACCACCAAAGTGATTTGATACGCCAGGAAACTCCTCTCCGCCTTTCGGAGCCTTAATCAACATCTCACGGTAGTTCTCACCACCAGGTAATGTGTATGCTCGATGATAAGATGTATCCTCATCTATGTAGCCTTCAATTGAACTTTGCTTCTCATGATCTAACTGGCCGTAGGGCACGCCAAAATTCTGTTCGGCTATGTCATTAGCTCTTTGTAAGAACTCGGAATCGCTCATCTTGCCAAGCACCTTCTCAACTGGTGCAACCATTGGGTTCTTTTGTGCCAGTTCAGAAACTACTTTGCGCGGTATAGCCTTGGCACCACTAACTCTTGTTGTCTCAAAGTAAGGCTCAACGATTTCTGTTCGCCCCTTATCGTCAGGCTTCTTAAGCTTAACTGTGCGCTCACGCGGTATCAACGGCGCACCAACTTCTTTGTCCATTCGACGATCTATTATCTCTTGTGGCTTAACACCCATCTTAATTAGATGATTGACAATTTGCTCAGGACTAGCCTTCTCTGGCAATGTTTCTAACGCCCGATCAAGTGCCGAGTAAAAAGGTTTACCTTTTCCTACAAGTTCTTTCATAGTGGTCGCTCTTCTATATCTAGGTGGTGGGCGTGGGTGATGCCGCCGTTCTTCTTGTTAATGTCTGGTTCATTGATGTCGTATGTACCACGGTTACCAATGGCTGACTTGATCCTTCTTGGATCGTACACGCCAAGGTTTTTGGTTCCGCGTTCTTTGATGTAGAACGAATCGTGCCCCATGTCTTGTATTGCTTCTTGAACGTTAGGGTTCTCAAACAACGGCCAATTGTTTTCATCTTTATGCGATTCATAAATTCTCTTTTTCATTCGCATCTCAGCAAGAGTCTTCTCGCTGGCTGTGTCATGCGGCCCGTGCGCATACAACTCAGACTCAGGGTTGTAATAAATGTCGTGATATGTTTTCCACAGGTTTTCACGATGCTTTGGATTATCAAAGTCAAATGGGTTCCTTGCTTGCACATGCACTGGGTACGTTGTAGGTGCTTGCCCAGTGTCGGTGTACCCTTCTACCGAGAAGTGGCGAGTGAACTTTGGATCAGGCGACAGGAACACCGCGTTGCGCTCATCCCTGTAATCATTTGATGGATCATCTGGATAGTTCTCATCAGCAATTTGCTTTCTGGTTTTGAACTCAACAATGTTTGGCTCTTTAGATCCATGATAAAAGCGGCGCTTGTCTTTGCTTGGCTCCATAAATTTCTTGCGGTTAGCCCTGCGCTCTTGCTTGGACAATCCACCCTTGTTCATCAGCTCAAGGCGCATCCTGTCCATGTCTACCTGGCCGCCATCGGCTTTGATGATGTCGTGTTCGTTGGTGTCGTAGGTGCCACGGTTGCCGATGGCTGATTTGATGCGGCGCGAATCAAGCATATTGATTTCTCCGCTTTCAATTGCATGAATCGCATCATGGCCAGCCTTCTTGACCAACTTAATTACTTGCTCATCAGTCAATTTGCCTTCTGGATCAAAATGCTTGAACAGCTCATCATGCGACTTGTTTACATGGCTGATCGTGAATGGGTTACGGGCTTGAATGTGCAAAGGCAACACGTTTGGATTGTTTTGCTCTCGTCCATTGTTGACGACGTTGGCATAGCCAGACGCAACCTCTGGATCGGTAGTGACATAAACACCTGGCCCCATTGCGCCCATTCGTGATGGCTTGAAGTCCATGACGTTTGCGCCAGTGCCGTGATACACGCGTTGTTTGATCTTGCTTTTCTTCAGGAACTTCTCAAGCCCACCACCATTGTTCATGTGCGCAGAGCCGCCCTTGGCTTCGTGATGCGGTGCGACCGTGTATATCTGGTCAGGCGTGTAGCCATGCATCTCACTGACTGACTTAATCTCTCTAGGTGCCTCGTCTTGCTCGTGCGCTACAAACACCCTGTGTCCGTTGCTCAGCTTCCTCATTGCATCTAGGTCGCTCTCTGCTGGGCGTCCATGCTTACGGAGTAGAGATACGATGCCCCCTTTGTTTAGGAGCGCCAATCTCATCTGGTCAATGTTGGGCTTGTTCATGCCTAGATTATGCCTGTGGCCACTGGCGAAGTCTACCGACCGCGATTGAATCGCGTTTATGCGCCATATGGATTGCCTCGTTGTTTCTTATTGAACTCCATCGCATCTATAGCATCCTCTGGGTCGTACTCATCCCGCGGTGGTGGGTCAATACTGATCCAGCCTGCATCCCTCAAGTATCTTAAGCCCTGGCTGATACAGTCCACAAACTCATCGTGCGCCGTCTCAGGGAAACTACAGATCTGGCTCACCATCCCTTCAGCCCAGTCCCTGACGTATCCCTTGCGCTTACTGTGCTCCGGCACCCACACTCGGCCTGCTCGAATGATGTTGGCCACAATCGACAGCCGCTGTGTCTTATCCGCCCGTCCTGGGTTATAACCAATCACCGGCAGGTGAGCCCTCTGTAAGTCCTGGATCAAGCTGATACCCGCCGCTTTATCCTCCACCAGTATCAGGTCAACTCGTTTCTTTTCCCGTCCTTCACCGTAAACCACGTCATACTCATCGATCACTTTGGGGCGCAGGTCAGGGTACTGAAGCTTATCTTGCCAGCAGTCAGCCACCATCACGCACATGCCACCATCCAGTGGCTTGAACACAGCCAGCGTAATAGATCCAGTTGGGTCATTCTCATGGCCGTCTTTGAAGCCGCAATCATATGACTGGATAATGTACTCGAACTTAGGGAAGGGCTTACCGTCTGGCCAGAGTCTGAACCAATCGCGCTTAACAATGCCGCCTTCCTCTGGATCGATGATCTCAGCGTGGATTTCCTGGCGTCCTAGGTTCGTCCCCTCATACTGTAAGATCTGCTTTTGAAAGCTCGGCGCCAGGTTCTTAATGTTGCTGTACGTACTGGCGCGGGTAATGACTACATCATCGCCTTCTCTGGCTATCAGATCCAGCACCACATCTTTAGGCTTAGGCGTTGTGGAGCATATGAGCTTGGTCCTAGAACCCAAACGTATACCGAATTGGATCATGTCCCAAGAGTCTTGCAAGTACTCCCACGCCGCCAACTCGTCTAACCATCCACCATGGAACTGTGGCCCCCTGAAGCGCTCAGGCTCGGAGGCCGGTATGCCCTTGATGAATGAGCCGTTCTTTAGATGTATCTCATGCAGGCTAGAGTTGTACTTCTCTACCAGAGCCGTCGGTATGACCTTCAGTAGTCCTGAGTCACCCTCAAAGCATGTGCCCTTCAAGTCTCCACTGGTCGGTGCAGATACCAGCCAACGTGTACCAGGTTGCTCCCACGCCCAATTGGCCAGAGTCTCCGCCGCCGCTCTAGTCTTACCCGCTCCACGGCCTGCAAGCATCAGCCATATGTTCCACCAATCGCCCGACGGTTCGATCTGATGTTTGTGCGCCTCAACGTGTAACCAACGCAACTGCCAATTGATTACAGCCTGCTCAATTGGATTCTTTTTAGCGAACTCTTCCTGGATCTTTGGATCCTCTAGGATTGCTTCTAGTACGCTCATTCGCCGCTCTGGCGTTTCATTTTAATATTCTTAAGCAACTCGCCGAACACATCAATATTGTGCTCAATCACCACTGGGCTCGAATCACTGCCTGAGTGCTCCATTCTGGCCAGCTTTGGAATGTGATACTCCACTACGCTTTGAAACATATCAAACGCCTTAGCCGGATTAGGCGGCACAGCATAAGTACCGTCATCATTCTCTACACCTGCCGCAACCTGGTCGAGCCACGTAGTGAGCCTGTGAGCGTTTCCATCAACAAATGAGGCTATGGCCTGTCTAGCGTCCGCTGTGGCCTTATTGGGGCTTCCCATAGGCCTTCCAGCACCCTTCTTAGGAGCATTCATAATCTGCTCCCAATAAATTCAAATTGTTTATTTGTTTGTTAGCGTGTACTAACTTGTTTTTATGTGTGGTCATATTTCAGTCCTTTATCGCACATTCATTTCAGTGCTTATAAGTCTGAGTTTAACAAAATCTTAATCGTGTTGTCTAGATTTGTGGTGATTATGCAATTTTCACGGTCGTCGTCCATGATGATGAAAACCCATGATTTGCTGTCTTTGTTCCAATGTATGGTCGCCCACTCATAGCCCATCATTAAGCTTTGAAGCTGTTCGAACTTATCTAAGTTATTCAAAGCTCACACCCATTACGCGTGTCTCCATGGCTTTATTTGCGCGGCGCAGGGCTTTGTTCTCTTCCTTGAGCCTCTCTATCTCTGTGCGCATGTGATTCATTCTGCTGGATGCCTGGTCTATCCATTCTTTGACCTCTACGGGCATTCTGAACTCTTCCCTTGAGTGCGATTCAATCGCGGTGCTCTTGGCTTTTTTTGCCAGCGGCTTAGGTGTGTTCTTTACTGTCTTTTTAGCTGTTACCATTTTTTTCCTTCTTTATTTCTTTCCATTCGCCGCCTTCAACTGGTTGCCAACCATGTGTCTCGGTCAGCACTTCGTTTTGATGCCATTGCTCTAGAACTTCTATATCTGCGTGTATGTAATCATATCCACTCAAATAAGTAATATGGCGGTCTACCCACCTAAGTTGTGTTGTTGGTGTTAGTCTTCTATTCATGTATTTCTATGCTTTAATTTAGCTTCTATTGCTTCTGCTAACAAAATTGGAAAACCTGCGTTTTTTATTGCTAAATCAACAAGCTCATTATTAGTTAACCCTACCCATTCTGATTTAGCTTGGTGATAGCCTTTACTAAAACCTTCCAAGTAGCCTAATCCTTTATCAATTTGAGATTTGGCATGTCCTTCAAAGTCAAACTCGATCATGTATTTTTCTCCTTCAATGCCTGCTCCACCGCCTTTATGACATCAATTAAAGGTCTGTGGGCGCTTAACTGCCACTCAGCGATTGCCCTCATTTGATCATCAGTCAACCCTACCCATTCTTTAGGATGAGTATAGAGA